TATATATAATTAATATAAGTCATAATTCTCTTTACTTGTTAGAATTATGACCCTTGATTTAATTTTTTATTTTTTTTTTAAAAACTGATTATTTATTTTCTATCCCTATAATAGCACAATGGGAAAAATTGAAGATATGCTTACTTATTTAGCCTTAAAAAAGGTTAACTTTGAATTAATGGAGATGATGACAGAAGACGAAAAGAATTTACATATAGATAAGTTAAGAAGAGATTTAGACGAGAAATTTCAGGCTCAAGCCTTTCAGGAAGTATTGTTAAGCAAATATAAATCAGAATTTAGTAGAATGTTAGATAATGGAGAAGGAGACGCCGCTTTACCATTTTTAAAAGATATTAATGAAGGAAAACGAAAACGTGATGAAGAGACAGCAAAAAGTGATTACGCATTTATAACAGTTAATCCAAAACCGGATATACCTTTAAGTGAATTTAAAAAAGTTGTTGAAAAGTCCGCTCAAAAAGCATTTATAAAGAAATCGTTGTATGTGATAGAGCAAAGAGGAGAGAACGAAAATGACCTTGGAAAAGGGTTTCATTGTCATATGATGATTAATAAAGGTGATTATAGGAATTCACATTTAAGACGAGAATTCGGTAGGACTTTTGATAAGTATTGTGATATATCAAATCCGCATTGTTTTAATATAAGTTTATGTAAAGAAGAAGACATTATAAAACGGCAGAATTATATGTTAGGTTATAAAAATGATAAGACGAAACATGCTAAGCAAAAAGCGGATAAATTATTTAGAAAAAAGCATGGAATTAAAGACCATTATGGAGAACTGTTTATCGGTCAAAAAGAATACATTGAGGAACTGCATAATAACTCCGCCTAGATGCACAAAAAAAGGGGCTTTGCCCGATTCAAAAATCTTTTGATTTATGGCGGTAAAAGGAAAAAAGGTAGAAAACCCGCCGGAAACACTAAACATTATTTTCCATTGAAAATGGAAAATATTTTGTCTCACCCCAAGAGGCAAAAATTTTTCATTTTCATGGAGAGTTGTGTTTCTTCACGGCGATTATTCTTTTTGATTTTTCCCAAAAATCATTTTTGGGTGCGGGGGGTAAAAATCCCGCTAAAATTATTTTCTTATTTTAAAGTAGGTTATATGAAATGGCCTATCCCCGTAAAACTTACAAAAAAAAAATTGGTAAAAAGTATTCTAAAAAATTTTCAAAATCAAGAACAGGAAGTCGCCGGACCTTTAATAAAAAAGGTTTGGTTTCCCTGATAAAGAAAATTTCGTTAAAGAATGTAGAAACCAAGACTACGCACAAAATTGAAGAGAATATTAATATGAACCATAACTCCGGATACATATTTACAAACTTATTAAGGACTACCCAAGGAATAACAGATACTGACACCGGTTTAACCGCTTTCTCTAATCGTATTGGAGATGAGATATTGGCCCGTGGGATTAGTATAAAGTTATGGATAGCAAATAAGAGAGACCGCCCTAATTTAATGTATCGTTTTGGAGTATTTAAATATCAAGCAAATTCAGTTCCAACGCTAGCTAATTTATTTACCGGCGCAAATCCCAATAGAATGATGGATAAAATGGATAACGAATTGGTAACAGTAGTTTATCAGAAATTAATAACCCTTCAGGCGAATGTTGCTTTCTCGGAAGCAGGTCACACTCGTGAAACTCATACATATAGAAAAATCTATATACCACTCAAAAACAAAAAAACCATATACCAAAATGGAGGCTCTACGCCGAAATTCCTAGATTATGGTTTCTTCATTGTCCCCTATGACAGCTATGGAACATTAACCACTGATAATATAGCCTCATTCGCTTATGAACAACAATTTTATTTTAAAGATGCATAGAGAATTTTATAGTTCTATATAATACCTCAATCGGCGGAGCGTGAGCGACTGCCGTTCATAATAAAGTGATATAAGGATATCTATATATAATTAATATAAGTCATAATTCTCTTTACTTGTTAGAATTATGACCCTTGATTTAATTTTTTATTTTTTTTTTAAAAACTGATTATTTATTTTCTATCCCTATAATAGCACAATGGG